TGTGCTGGGGGATGATCGGGGATTTACATCCTCCCCACCCACCCACTACGGAGCACTGACGAGCGGTCACTGTTGCCATGACCTCAGCCCGCCCAGCCGACCGTTCCACGACCGGCACAAGACCCTGAGCCCCGACCGATCGAACATCGCCCCGCCATCGACAAGGGGCAACGTGTGGTCCACCGTGAGATCGCGCGACTGGTGCGACGCATGGCCCTCTGCACCTGGACACCAGTCACCGAACCGGGCTCGATGCTCGGCGAGGATGCGGGTACGAAGCCGCCTCCACGCTGGGCTGTCGTAGGCTCGGTTATGGTGCGCGCGCTCGAGCGGCCTTCGGCAGACCGGGCACCGTGTAGCAGGCGTGGGCTCACCACACGGCTGTCCATGACCGTGGCCGAGAAGGCGGCAAAGGCAGGGACGAAGGGCCACACCGACCTATCGGCTCCTGTACGTGAATGATGTCGCCGGCCGTCGCCAGTCCAGCACCGCGAACACCACGAGGTCGAGCCCCGTTACGGCGATGACGGCGAGGATGGCGATGACGAAGGGGGTGTCCATCAGGCTGACCAACCGGTGTACATGATCGTCACGTTGTGGATCGGGCAATACGGTGTTCCGATGGCGGATGACTCGCCACACGTACAGCGCGGCGAAGTAGACCCGCTCGTGTCAATCGGGTAGGGGACGCCCGGCCATACGACCGGCACCGTCCCGACAGAGGGTGCTACCTGATGGCAGCGATGCTCCAGACCGGCCCACCAGACGCCGCAGTCCGGGCACTTGTACGGTCCCATCAGGTGAACGTCCCGACCAGCACCGGCCAGACCTGCAGAAACGCCCAGACCAGGACGACGATGACGATCGCCCAGACGATGGCCTGAGTGATCGAGGAAGGGAGGTTCATGGCGGCGGGATCGTCACGGTCGGGCTGCCCGTCGCTGCCGCCTGCGCCGCGACCCGCTCCACGGTGTTCGTGGAGTAAGTGAAGCGGCGCGCGATCTCGGTCAGGAGCACCGATGCCGCAGTAGCCTGAGTCAACGCATCCTCGACGCTGATCTCCGGTCCAAAGCGGGTTACGCCCAGCGCGTTAGCGATGCTGATCGTGAGCCAGATCACGACGCCCGCGCCGTAGACGATGGCCCGCAGCGGCTCGCCCTGCAGGAGATCGCGCACCTTGGTGATGAGGGTCTGCATCGGTCAGAGCCCGTAGGTGGCCGCGAGCTCGGCCTCGGCCGCCGCGATCTGCGCGTCCGTAACGCCGCTTTCCTTGGCGTATGCCTCGGCCCATGCGAGGCCGATCGCCGCGTCGTTCGGTGGGATGGGGTAGCGGGTCGGGTCGCCGTTGGGGGTCAGGGTGTTGCGGGCCGGCAGGTACGTACCTGTCCGGGCGACCTCGCGCCACTGCACGAGCGACTTGGCGGGCTCGGGGTTGCCGGTGTTGGTGAAGTCGCCGCCCAGCTTGGACAGCCAGTAGTCCTGGAGCTCTTCGTCCACGTCGGCAAGGCCGGGGATCTGCGAGATCGAGGCTCCACCAGCATCGAGCAGCGCGAGTTCGGCCTCGAATCGGCGGATGGCCTCGTAGTCGTCGAGGGCGTTCAGGTTGACGAGATATTCCTTGCGCCGGGCGATGGCGGCTTCGAGAACTGCGCGACGGTCTGCCATGTCTTTCCTCCTAGTCCGAATACAGCCCGTGGCCGCCCATGTTGGCGAACGGGACCAGCTTTCCTGGACAGCGTTTGTAGGCCGCGAAGTCGCGGTGGCCGAGGTTGCCGCGGAGGGTGGGCAGGCGCTTGCGGAGGTCCCGCGACAGGAGCACCAGCGACTTCCGCTGCGCAAGGTTCGGCCCCTTGAGCGCGAAGCCCTCGACCTCGACCGTGATGACTGCCGGGTTCGGGTTGGTCGCCCACACACCGAGCACGGCCTTTCGGGCGGTGGCCCCGAAGCGGATCATCTCGCCGTTGTATCCGACGAACGGCGCGTCATCGGATCGGCGCAACAGGCCCGGATTGATCGAGCCGGAGATCCGCTCGAGCTTGAGCATCTGGATGATGTCGCCGTCGTACTGGATCACGAAGTGGACGGACACGCCGCGCTTGGGGTCGCGGGCCAGGTAGCCGACTGTGTTCCCGCCCTCGGCCATGTGCGTGACGAGAGCAAGCGCCGGCGCCTTGCGGACGCCGTAGGCATCGAAAGCGGCATGGACAAAGGCGTACGCGGCCATCAGGCAGACGCTCCGTCCGCCAGCCGTACCGCCAGCCGGGTACAGGTCTCGCACGACTTCTCAGACAGCCGCAGGTCGTCGAGGATGTCGCCCTGGACCTCGCGTCCGCACAACGTCGTGTAGCGGCCCTCGACGCGGGTGGGGGCCTTGACGATGTGCCAGGAAACGATGCGGCCGTAGCGGTAGTTCATGCGGCCCTCCACTCAGCGCCGAAGATGTCGCCCACGTCGCGCATGACCAGCGCGGCAAGGTGCGTCGTCGTGCTCGCCCCGTGCCATTCCCGCAGGTGCTCCAAGACCTCCCGGACCCGATAGATCGACACGTCGAGCGCCTCGGCTGCCCCGCGATAGCCGGCGTGCTGCACCACCGCGGCGAGGATCGCGTACTCCCGGTCCGTCGGCCGGCTCTCGCCACGAAGTAACGGCGCCGGTATCGTCGCAACCACGGGGCTCTCGAAGCCTAGATAGCTCGCCGGCGCCGTCATGTGGTCCGCCCGTCTTCGGCCTTGTACGCCCGGAGGATGGCGAGGCAGACCGCGTGGGCGACTTCAGCCTCGGCGTAGCGGCCTTCGTAGACGAGGATCTGCTCCTCTTCGGTGTGCTTGTCGTACGCGGCGGCCAGACGGCGCAGGACGGCCTCGCGGGGGTCGTGGCGCGTCTCGGTGGTCACGACCCGATCCCGATCGAGATGTTGCCGCTGGCGAGTCCGCCCAACAGGCCGAGCGTCGTGAGGATGGCGATGATCCGGCCGGCGTGCTTTGACACCAGCTCGATGCTGTAACGGGCAACCCCGAGCGCGCCGTCGCGCCTCGCTGCGTCGAGCTCGGCCTTGCGAATGAAGTCGTAGAACAGGCCATGCGTCGCGCGGCGTTCCTCGGCTTCCTTCTCGTGCTCGACGCCGTGGCCATTGGCGAAACTCTCAAGGTAGGCGCGGGTATCGCGCTGCGCGACATCGACAGCGGCGACCCGTGCGCTCACCCGTTCCTCGACCTTGCCGAGTTCGACCTTGACCTCGCGGATGTCCTCGCGGACATCATCACGGAGCCCTTCGATGAGTGTCTGAAAGCCAAGACCGATCGCGTCGGCAAGTGGCCGGCCGGGATGCTCATCGCTCACCAGTTGGCCGGATATGGGTTCTGGACACGGAGAAACGGCTGCTCAAACGCGCACAGGGATTAGGGTGCGCCGACTCGCGGCGGTTAGCTACCGCCTTTGGTACTAGGCGACGAGTTTGTCGTGCAGCAGGAACACGACTTGAGCCGTGGTCCGGGCTCCGACTTTAGTACGGATGGACGCTAACTCGCCCTTGACGGTGGACTCGGCGAGACCGATCGACCGCGCCGCATCCCGGACAGAGCCGCACGCGAGGTACGCCCGGAGCGCCCGGAGTTCCGCGGGGGTGGGCTGGTCGGTGGGGGTCACGCGGGCCTGATGACTGCGCGGTTGGTCGGGGCCGGCCCATCCCAATAGGCGAACTCGGCCTTGCGACCAACCACCAAACCAGCAAGGCTCATAGACTCCGGCGGCCCACCGACTTTCAGCGTCGAGAGATTTCGTGTCCGCCCGTTGACGCGTCCACGCCTGTCGAGCGGCCGGAGCACGATATCGTAGGCCAGCCAACCATCGACCTCCGGCTCAGCCAGCGTGATCGCCTCGACTCTGAATGTGGCCCGCCATTCGCCACGGTTCACGCTGCGGCTCACGGCTCCTCTCCGGCCTCCTGGTGGGCGGTCTTCGAGTCGTCATCTTCGGCCTGCAGAACCCACGGATCAGGGAGGAAGAACCCAGCCCATTTCGTGACGATGTAGGTGTGCTGGTGGCAGCGCATGCAGACGCAGTAGACCCGGCCGGCGTCGATATCAGGCTGTCGAACGTTGACCCGGCCATCCTTGTCGAGTAGCTGTGTCTCGAACACGAACGAGAGGGGCTGCCATTCGTGGGTGTCCATGTCGCCGGCGACGCAATCACCTTGCGTGAACTCCGGGAGTCGTGGTTCAGTCATCGGTTCCGGCCTCCTGGTGGGCTAGGGCGGCACGGGCGGCAGCGAGGGTCGGCGCATACCAGCGTCCACATCGTTCGCACCAACGGTCATACGTCTGCCCGTGTCGCTGCCACGCATCCGGTAGGTTGGCGCGTTGGGAATAGATACCACGCACCCTCCAGCGATGGCGCCTCCCGTCATAGCACGGCGGTAGTCTCACAACACGTTCACCCACGACGCGCCCGCTCGACGTACGCGATGACCCCGGCGAACGCGGTGCCGGCCAGGAAGCCCAGGAAGGCGACGAGGGCGGTCACTCAGCGCTCGGTTCGGCTGACGGGTGAACGTGGGCCATGTGCGCCCTGTACGCCGCCTCTTCGTGAACGCTGTCCCGGCCCCATTGGCAGAGCCCGCAAGTGAATCCGTGGAGGGCGCTCGGTTCGGCTGGGGCGAGGCGAGCGTATTGGCGCGCAATCTCGCGTGCGAACTCGACGCTCGTGCCGGTCACGTCCGCGCCGTCCCACCAGCGCCACGGGAGCACATGGTGGATCTGGAAGAGCGCCTCCGTCAGCCGTTCCACGTCCAGTCCCGGTGCTGCCGTCGAGCGGTCGAGGATAGCGGTGCGGAGACAGGCTCGTGCCTCGAATGGCTTGCCTCTTTCCAGCAACGCCAGAACTTCTCGGAGTAGCTCCCCGGCGTCCGGTGATGGGGTGGGGGCAGGGAGACGCGAGACGGCAATAGCGCCCGCGTCAGGGTGAGGTCGGTCTGTCGTGAACACGTAGAGCGAGCGGCCCCACTCGTCCACGTTGATCGCCACGCCTTTCGCGGTCGCCGGAACGATCCAGCCGTCCAGCGGCGGTGGTGGGGTGGGGTGGCCGGCAAGGGCGGCAAGCACATTCATCGAGTGAATGGCCTCCCTGACCGGAATGCACCTACTAGCAGGCACGGGGCCTTCCTTGTCAGCCTCGCCCGAGTCGTGCCAGTGACAGTCGGGGTGTGTAACCAACCGGCTCGCCTCGCTGTCCAGCGCCTCTCGCAGCGCCGCCTCTAGCTCACTGGTCGTCATCGGTTGATCCTTTCTGCGCGGCGAGACGAGCGACCTCGCCTTGAATGCGAGGACAGGGACAGGCCGCGACATGGACGAACATATGGCCTTGCACCGTGATTTGGTCGGGTTGATCGCCTTGCGGCTCCCCGGCGTCCGGTGATGGGGTGGCGGCAGGGAGGAGGCGGGCGTATTCAGCGGCGACCGTCTCCGTGAACTCGCGGACCTCGACACGTTTCACGTCCACGTACTGCGAGGCCGGGTTGAAGCTGCTGGCGTTCCACATCGCCTCGTACAGCGCCTCCACGTCCAGCGGCAGTGGCGGGGTGGGTCGCAGATCAACGGACGGGTCGCCGCGACTGCCGAGCGGCCCGGTGAACGGCGCCCGGTATCCCGGCAAGTCCTCATCCGGTAGCGGCGGTGGCGGGGTGGGGTGGGCGGCAAGCAGGTCGAGGGAAGTGTGCAGCGACTCGCGGTCATCGCCGCTGGTGTGGTCGCTGATGTACGCGCGCAGGCTTTCCAGCGCCGCCTCTCGCTCACTGGCCGGTGCTCGGGGGGTCATCGGGGAGCCGCAGCAGCGAGCCGGATGACTTCCTGTAGATGGCCGGCGTAGCCCTCCCAGCCGTGGTTGCCGAACCAACCGCATTTGCAATGCCAGTCACCAACCGCCAAGCCTTCGGGGCGACGACTCACCTCGTAGTCACGCAGCCGTCGGTGCTCCACGGTCAGGTCCGCGAGCTTTTGAATTGCCGTCGTCTCATCTGGCTCGCTCCTGGTCATCGCTCGCCTCCATGAAGGCGATCGAGGCGTCCGCGGACCGCAATAGCGAGTCCCCGCGGGGCGTGCAACCCGATCTCACGGAAGGCGCGGTTGATCGCATCGCTGGTCGGGGTGGGGTGGGAGTGCTGATGGATCGAGCGTGCGATGGCGACCTGTTCGTCCACCTCCATCCTCACCCCGTAGGCGTTCATCTCAACCCAGAGGGACTCCGAGATATCGCTCACCGTGAGCCGTTCGTCACGCTTTGGGAGCCGCTTCATCTGACCATCCTCCCAGTAGGTTCCATCGTCGTAGGGCGGGCCGAGAGCGATCGTTCGGCGCGGATAGGTGGTCATCGGTCTCCTCCTGTGTCGGTGGGTGGCAGGGTGACTCGCGGCCCCTGTCCCGGTATCTCGATGGTCACGCGGATCCTCCCAACGCCCAGCGGCGCGAGCTGACGGAAGGCGTCATCCGAAAGATCGATGGCCCGCTCGTCAGGGGTGCCTACGAAGCACTGGCAATGATCCTGGACGAGGACCGTGACGCTGAGCGTCTGCCCTTCGTGGAAATACGAGACGGTCGCCCATTCCGGGTCGTCGCCCCATCTCCACCACGGCGCGGCGGCGATGTCACCCGATGCGGCATACCAGGTGGCGAGGCCGGTCATCGTCGACGACACGCCGCTTTCAAGTGCCGGTACGGGCGTGCCGGACGTTCCGGCTACGAACTCCAGGGGAGCTACCGGCAAGGAGGGAGCCGGGACGGGGTGAGCCGCCCCAGGGAGAGCCGGATGGACGGACGCCGGACCGTAAGCCGACGACAACCCGCTGCGAAAAGCGGGGGAACCTTCCGGCGCTCCCTGCGGCGCCGCAACTCCGACGAGGCTCGACAGGGAGAGGATGGCGAGGAGGACGAGGATGCGGCGGGTCATGCGGGCAGGTCCACGGCGTTCGGCGCTTCGTCGCCCCACGCATCCCAGCCGAGCCGGAAGTCTCGAGCGAACATCTCCAGGTACGGCCCCGGGGACACCTGTTCGACCATCGCGTAGAACTCGGGCGGCTTCGCGCTATGCCGCGGCTTGCCGCGCTCGTCATAGGGTCGTTTCCATGTCCACCAGTTGCGGCCCTCCCTTCGCAACGGCGCCAGCGAGCCGAACCGGCCGTACAGGACGAACTCCGTCGCAATGCCGTATGCGCCGCCCAGCCCGTTCCCAATCGGTGCTTTGGCCCAGACGAGCGTCGTCGAGTACGTGACGCCCCAGAGCCGGAGCACATCGAACGCTTCCCAGAGAAACCCGCTCGTGGTCCATAGGTAGACGTGGGCGTCGGCTGCCGCCGGAAGTTTCAGCGCGGCGATGTCAACAAGCGACATCGTCCGGTACGGCATCGGCAGGCTCGGACCGCCGGCATCAAGGAAGCCCTCCCGCCCTTTGAGAGACCCACCACCCTTTTGCGGCCACGGCGGGTCAACGACGATGGTCCGGTAACCGCTCACCGTCCCAACCTCCACAGCACCACGACCGCCAGGACGAAGATCGAGCAGCCGGCACGCCGACGCTCGCGCCGCTCATGGCGGGGGATGCGGTCGTCGTCGGGGCGGAGGGGGTCCGGGTCGAGCGGAATGCGCTGGCCAGCGGCAAGCTGGGCTCGGCCCTTCGCCACGCGCTCACTGAACCCTTGGAGCCGCTCCAGCTCCGCCCAGACCTGGGCGGCCGCATCGTCTAGCGGCGACTGCGGGCGGGTAGGCGGGGTCACGGTGCTTCCCGGAGAGCGGTGGCGAGAGCGTGAAGGGCGGCGGCGGGGGTCGGCTCGTAGGTCTGATGCTGCGTTCGTGGAACTAGGAATCCCCGCCACGGCTCATCTGCGATGGCGCTCCACTTGGCATCGACACGCCTAATGAAAAGCTCCCACCCTTTCGGCAACGCCGCTTCCGCTTCCGCCCACGCCTCGTCCAGCCCCGTCTCTCGGCGTGCTGCCGCGATCAGGCGGAGGACTACGTCGGGGGAGAGAGCCATTACGAATGCTTCCGGGACATTGCTTTCGCGCAGCCATGTCACCATGTCGCGTCCGTACCGAAGCGTCGCGGCGGCGCGGGCCAGCTCCTCCAGCCGGTCTAGCTCCTCTTCGCTCAGCGGCTCCGGTGTGGGGTGGGGTAGGGGAGTCATCGGACGGACTCACGGAGAGCCGCCGCGAGGTCCCTAGCTTCCGTAGGAGCCAATCGAACGTTGGCACGTCGCGCGGCATCGAGCAGCCCGAGCGCGTCACGAGCTACTTCCTGCGACAAGGCCAATGTCTCATCCTCAATGGCGACGATGGCGGCTCGCCATTCCAGACGGTCCATCGTCGACGGCCATGCCAGATCCAATCGTTGGCCGGTTTTCGTTCGCGGCTCACTCACGGGGTTCCCTCCTGGTGAATACACGGTCCTCACAAGCCGGAGTGGCCGGCCGGCGGGCCAACGGCTGCTGCAGTAGCCGCTGCCGGCCTGTCGTCACAAGTGACAACCGTCCCGCTGAACCAGCCCATCGCGGATCCGCCGAAGCCCTGCCGGCGGGCGACCGCGGGTCCGTCGTCGCGATAGAGGGGCCGGCCGTTGAGGTAGCCGGTGACGGTCCGGCTCATGCCGCCGCCTCGCTGTCCGCGTAGGTGACCGCGATCGCCAGCGCCGACCAGACATCCTTGCTGATCCCGTACAGCGGGCCAGGCGCCGCCTTCCAGCCAACGGCTGCATCCTTGCCGCCGAACCGATCGAGCAGCGCCTGGCGGATGTTCGCGTCTCGAGCTCGAGTGTCGCCGCAGATAGCGAGCTTGACGGCCCGGCGCGGGAGTTGGACGACGGGGGTCGGGTAGGCGGCCTCGGTAAACCGGCCAGCCCAGTGGACGGTAGCGAAGACTTCGCGGCCGACCGCCATGCCGTATGACTCGATCTGCTCGATGACGACGACATCGGCTGCCGAACGGTGGTGGCGGACTGCGTCCAGCAGGTCGGTGTTGTCCAAGATGCTGAACGCTTCAACACGGCCAGCCCACAACAGCCACGCGGACCGCTCGGAACCCGGATCAATGGCGAGGACCCGGGTCATGCCCTGACTCCATCGACAGGGCTAACCATGCAAACAATGCAAAAAACGGATACCCCGCGTAAGAGTCCGCAGGAAGCACCTAACCATGCAAAGCACGTACTAGGCGCGCAGCCTTTTCGCTGCGCGGGGTATGCGTTTTCTGCATTGTTTGCATGGTTAGCCCCCTCTCGAAAAGCAAACCCTGCAAAGCACAGCCAAGTCATGTAGGCCCCTTTCCTGTCAATCGAACAACCCGCCGCGGACGCCCGCCACCGTCACGCGGCGCAGTGACAACCTCTGCGATGCCTAGTGAAACCAGCACCGCTACGGCATCGGATAGGTCAGCGGCAGACCGCAGACCCAGCGCACGCTTGGCTGATTCCCACTCCAGGGCACCTTCCCGCAGGTACTCCCGGAGGGCATCAGCGTGGCGATCGCCAGTCGAGATCCCGAAGATGTGGACTACGCTTCGCTCGGCGTACGACCACAGTGCCTCGGCGGCCTCTAGATGCTGGGCGCCCACTTCTGTCGAGCGATCGAGCAGGGCGTAGAGGAGCGCCAGCCGGATGATCTGCGCCTCCGCTCGAGCGAGCATCGCGCCCAGCATCCCCGGTCGCTGGCGGGTTGCGGAGGCTGCATAGAGCGTCTCCCACCGTTCCGCAGCGGCTGAACTCAGCTTGATCTCGCAGGCGGTCTGCGCCTCTTCGATCGCGCGGTACAGGCTGTCGAGGTACGGTGTCACGAGCGCCTTCGGTGACTCGGGGAATGGCACGAGCTTCGTCCGGCGCACGGCCAACCACAGGAATCGGTTGCCGAAGCCGTTGGCCGCATCGGTGCTGGTCAGTTTCGATTGCAGTTCGATGCTGGTCACATGGGCAGCGATCGAGACGTGATGCCATGTCACCAGCGATTGCTCGCGGGCGAGGAAGCGCCCCATCGGCACACCATCCCAGGCATCGCGCACGACTGGCGACAGGGTTGATCCCTCGCGGGCCATGACGGTGAGCAGGCGACCGAACTCCGACTCGAGAACCAGCGCCCGATGCTCGGTCTCCTCGACGCGCTTGAGATGCCCGATCAGTCCCTCGCCGGATCCCAGTCCTGCCACGATGAGGTTCTGCCAGTCGGGATAGGCCGCCGTCATCACGTCGCGCGCAATGGACGCGGCGGTGCCCTTGCGCCCGGTAGAGCTGTCGCCCACCAGCGCGACGAACAGGTTGGCCGCCTGAGTCGAGCCCTGGTAGATCGTTCGCATGTGACCCATGCACGCGCCCGTGGCGGCTAGCAGACTACCCAGAATGGCAACAGGGTCGGCCTCGGTCATCGGCACCACGGCGTGGACGATCTCGCCTAGCACGCCGTGGTACGCTGCAGCGTCAGGCTCAGCCGGCCACTCGGGTAGCGCTACGGCGACGGCATTGGCGGGGACACTGGCGATCTCGATCGCGGGTGCTGCCTCGGGCTTGCCCAGCCGCTCAGGCGTCTCGGCCCATGCCCGATCGAAGCGGTTCCGCAGATCGGGTTGGCTGAGCGGCTCCTCGAACCGGGGCGCGAGCACGGACAGCACGCCAGCCCAGATCTCGTCGACCGAGATGCCACGCATGTAGCGTGAGGCGATGTAGCGCAGGATCTCGTTGTACCGACTGCCCTGGTAACCGTAGTCGGGGAGCTGGTAACCACCGGCCGGGATCTCGTACTCACCGTCAGCTTGCTCGGGGGCTGCGATGACCGACTGAGCCCAGGCGTCGGGCAGGTCCGCGATCTCGAAGCTCGTGCCGGGTGCATAGACGGCGCCGGAGGCATGGACCGATCGGGGGCCGATGACGTAGCCGGCTCCCTTGCCTGATCCCCATCGAGTGACGAAGCCCCAGAGCTGCCCAATCGGGCGTGGTAGCTCGGCTGGCCAGCGCAGGAAGATGTGTTCGCCGTTGGCGGTCTTGGTCAGGAGCGTGTCGGGTAACGGGCCATGCTTTGCTTGGAGCTCGGCCAGGCGTTCGATGCCGGTACCGTCAACGTCGAGAGCGAACACACCATCGGGCGGCACGAGCCCGTAGTTGGGCTCAGACCCGGCCGACAGCAGCGTGCGGATCCGCTGTGGGTCCTGTGTCGCATCCTTGAACCCGTTGATCGTGATCGGGTGTTTGCCGGCGTTGTCGCACGGCTTGCCGAGGGGACAACGACACACGCCTTCGGCGGTCGTACTCCACACCGTGAACACGCCGAAGCCTTGCTCGGCGAACCACAGGGCCGCACGGATGCGGTCCTCCGGCGATGGGCGAACGGCACTGGCCGTCGCCATCACCGCTTCCATGCGGCCCGTGGGTGCTGCATTGGCCTAGAAGGGAAGGTCGTTGCTGGCGCCCGGTGCGGTCATTGCTGGAGTTGCAGGCGCTCCGCTGAACTCACCCGGCTGTGCTGCCGGCGCTGCGACCCGTGCCTTCGGGGCCGGCACGACGCTCGTGATCCGACTGTAGCCGTTCTTGTCGGCCGCAAACGTGACCATCGCCTCGCGCCCGACCAACTGCGATGCCGGAATCGGCTTGCTTCGGTCAAGCACCACCGGGGCGGGCATCCCGAGCCCTGTGGCCCAGGCGAATAGCGTCGAGCGTTCGCTCCGGGCGGTGCTCGTGGTGCCGTTGCCGTACTCGCCATATTCGTCGGCGAATACCCACTCGATCTTGTTGTACGCCTCGACGACGTTGCCGTCCTCGGGCTTCTCCCGCGTCCAGCCCTTCGTCGTCTCGTACAGGGTGAACGGCTTGAGCGCCGTCAGTGTCATCAGGAAGGTGCCTGTCTCGTGGCCGGTATCTCCGACCGGGATCTCGTACTCGTCGCTCATGCGATTGCCTCTTTCTCCCGGATCGCCGGGTCAGCCTCAAAGCTGAATGTCGGAATGGACGGCCACGGACTACTCGCGCCGGGCCTGATCCGGGTGACAACGTGGTCAACCCAGAAGCGTTCGACTGCCGCGAGCATCTCGGCCTCCTTGTCGAGCTCACGTTCAATGAGGAAGGTGCGGAGCCCCACACCGACCAGGACACACACGGCCGCCGTGTAGCGCCGCGCACAAGCCATCTGCGCCCGGACCTGCCATTCGACATGGGCAGGCATCGAGCCGCGATAGGGCCACATCTCGGGGCGGCCGGACATCTTGATCTCGAGCAGGCCCGGTGGTTGGGCGATGACCAAGTAGTCGGGGGTCGCCGACAGTCGAACCTTGGGGTGGACGTAGGTCTTGGAGTTAGCGCGGATCCGCAGATCCAGCCGGCGCGCAGCCAGGGCGGCGATCGCCGGCTCCATGAAACTGCCGGTTTCCATCGCCTCGCTCGGCGCTTCGGTCGGCGCGAACGGGTTGAGCAGGCGGTCCCAGATGCCAGCCGGATCGGTGTACGGGTGCTCCGCGAGCAGCGCGCCGACCTCGGAGGCGGTCACATTTTCGGCGCGGATTTCCCTGTTGCGTGGCGTCAATGGCGGCATCAGGCAGCACCAGTTCGACGTTCAGCCTTGAGCCCCGCCTCGAGTGCCCGACAGACTCCGCACATCTCGCGGATCGGCCAGGCGTAGCGGTCGGGGGTCGGCACGGCGCCGCACAGCGTCCGCGGCGCGAGTCCGCGCCGGGCGTGGGCGAGGCCGTCCTTGTAGGCGACCCACGTCACGGCGTTGCGACGGATCACGGTCATGCCGGCCGCCGGCGTTCTGCGGCTTCTCGATCCCAGCGCCGCCGGAGCTCCAGCCGCTCGGCATCGTCCTTATCGTCAAGCCGCTTGCCGTTGAACAGCCGGCGTTGTCGAGCCAGTTGCCGACGGCGTTCGAGTACGGCTAGGTCCCACACGTCTGATCGCACAAGCTGTACCGTCTTGCGATTCAGGGGCTTGGTCTTCGTGTGGTCGTTCGGGTCTATCATCGGGATCGGCGAGCATCGGATGCAGTAGCCGACGGCGTACCTGTCGTCAATCGACGGCCGAGCCTCGATTGGGGCAGCCTGTTCGCCACCGCATTCCGAGCAGACCCATGCCACGGCTACCACGTCGGCTCGCATTCGCGGTTCAGGTCAGGAGACTCCCCGGCAATCCGGCTAGCGCCGTACCCACCCCACAGTTCGGCCTCGGTAATCGGACCGGCGGCGGGTTCATACGCCGCCTGAGCCGCGTGATAGCCGAGGTCCGCGTACGCCTTCGCAGCCGTCAACGGGTCCTGCCGTTCGACCGTCTCCCGCGCCAGCCGCCGCGCCGTCCGCCTGATCGCCAGCAGCTCGCGCAGAAGCATCACGCGGTTGTGGCGGGCCGGTGTCCAGTCGGCACGCATCCAGCGGCGGTCGCGTACCTCCTGTTCCCAAAGCTGATGTGCGCGAGCTTCGAGGGTGACGGCGATGGCTTGGGCGATGGTGGGGGTCATGCGGGAACCCGCTTCCGTGGCTTCTCGGCCTCGGTGTCACGGGAGACGGACCAGTCACTGACGCTGTAGCTGGACTCGTCGATATCGACCTGACTGGGATCGGCGCCTTCGATGGCCTCAATCAGTTCGTCGGCTAGCTCGTCCTTGGACGCGAACGGCCCAGCGTCCCTGTCCAACTCGACCTCGACTGTGAATACGAACCTCATTGCCCGTTCTCCTATTGCCCGTTGCCCGTTGAGTACGAACCCCGGCGACGACACGGGCAGCCGCCGCCGGGTAGGGGGTTAGAACGGGATGTCGTCAGTCGAGTCGAAAGCCTCGCTCTCGGCTGCCGTCACTTGATCGGCGGGCTTGGCAATGACCGCGGCCAAATCAATCGGCGCGGCCGCGGCTTCGACGGTGGGCAGCGGGTAGGAACTCTGGGCGTCTCTAACCTGAGAAACCGCTGTCCGTGCGACCCACAGACCGATCTCTCGCGGGGTGGCCGCGGGCGGGAAGGTTCGTGAAGCTCGCCCCCGCGGCGTCGTTTCGTACATGCCCGTCTTATCGTCCGTGTGGATATCGACGGTCACCCTACGTTCGATCTCGCTCATGTGCCTGAACTCCTATCTCGCCTGAATGCCTGAATGCGGCCCCCGCGCCGTTCAGGCGCGACGCGAGGGCCGAATGGGTCAGCCCCGGTGACGCAGGGGGTTTGCGGACTCCGGCGACCCGGGCGTCAGTCGAGCGTCCCTGCGATCCGGGACGTTCCCCAGATCCCGTGCAAGGTCATCGACTGACGGCCGCGTGGCCGGGGCATTGAGGGCGTCGGTGTAGGCCATGGCTTCGCGCGGCGTGGCGAATGACGGCCCGACATCGAGGGAATAGCGGCCGTTGACAAGCCTGAATGGTTGGTGGCGGCCGGAGTCGTCGACCCGGATGAAGTGGTTCATGGCTGCAGCGCCGTCAGGAAAACCACCAGCACTAGCCACAGAACAGGCGCGGCGATGACGGCGGCGACGCCGGCGATGACGTACTCGCGCACGCTGAAGTGGTAGGGGTCGTTCATGGCCTAGGGTTCGCGGTCCGCTGGTCGTCCCGCAGGATGGCCTCACTCATGATGTCCAGCCGTTCGACGAGTACATCCGCTGCGGCCAGCTCGAAGCCGTCGCTCATCGGATATGGCGCGTCATCTCGATTGCGCTCGGCGATGTGGTTTCGATAGCTCATCAGCGCGTGGCGCAATACGACGGCCTCGCTCGGGCTCAGGTACAACGGCCTCATTGGCGTCGGCTCGTCGAGGGCTGCGAGAGCGGAGAGGAGCGGCCCGAGTGCGATCAGCGCGCGGCTGTGACGTTGGACCATCGGGTCGGCGACATCGAAGGAAGCCGGGATGCTGGCCCATACCTCAGCCAGCGCGTCCCGCGTCTCCCGGAGCAGGGCCAGCAGGGCGCGGCGGTCGTAGAGCGCCGTCCAAACGAACTCGTCGGTGACCTGAAGCGGCCGCAATGCAGCGGTCCACGGCACATCAGCGTCTCGCGCCACAATCCCGGCGAGGTCGCTCATGCGAAAACCCTCGCCAACAGCTCCCGGAGGCAACGTTCGCAGTGGGCGAAGTGCGGCAGAGGCTCGCGGGCACAGGACGGGGTGATACAGCGGCGGGTCACGCCGGGACTCGTGTGGTGTCATCGATAACGAGCACCCGGTCGGCTCGCAGCAGGGCCTGGTACAGCGACTCCGGGAACAGCGTCAGGTTCGGCGACCGACTCCACTTGTCGTACTCCGTTCCGACCTGAGCCAACGCCTCCGATAGCACGAAGGCGTCGCACGGCCATTCCTGGTGATCGACGGTGCAGTAGCCCCCGGAGTCAAGGCGGTCGGCTCCATCCCAAACCTCACCGTGTTGCTCGTGCCGCTTCACGCCATCACCCTCCCCGTCTCATCCCGCCCCACGAGCCGCTTCCGCCACTCCGGCAACTTCGGCTCGGGTGGGAAGTAGTCCGGTGAATAGGACCGAAGGTCGATCGAGGCAAGCTCTGGTCCGTTGTTGGGTAGCTCCGGCTTCGGGGGGGGAGGGGGGCGACGGGCTGCGAGGCGGGCTGCGAGGCCGGTGGGGGTCATGCGGCGGCCTCCGCGGACTCAGTCCGCTTGGCCCAGTGCTTCCCAGTGCCAATGGCGCTGATCGACGCGGCGGTCACGCCGTACTGGCGCGCGAGACGAGCCTTGACGCCGTAGGTGCCGACCGCGAGCTCGGCCCGGATCGCGTCAACCTGGACTTGGGTCAGCTTCGATCGTCCGTGCCGCTCGCCGTAGGGGGACCAGTTGCCGTAGCGGTCCCGCGCATCGTTGATGTTCTTCTTCCGCGTCCCTTGGCTCAGGTGCTCCGGCCAGACACAGAGCTTGATATCGCACTCGTGCATGACATCGAGGCCCGGAGCGACCGGCCCGATGTGCATGAGATACGAGGCGCGGTGGGCACCGGTCCGCTTGCCGCGGAAGTAGAACTGACCGTATGTCGCCTTGCCGCCCATGGCATACGTGGTGCCGGTCCAGAGCCAGCAGCCATCCGTGATGAGGACGTACTTGAGGAACCGACAGCGGTCGCAGTGTGCAGACGTAACAGGGTCGCCCGAGACAGTCGTCGTGACGAACCCTTGACGACCGTTGACATGCGTGCTGGCGACTGTCTCAGCACAAGTCAGACATAACTTGCATTCACTACTAAGATTTGCAGCCATCACGCGGCACTCGCTGCCGTCTCGATGACGGCTCGGAGGGCCTCGCGGTAGGCGGCAGCCCGCTCGGGCTTGACGACTGCGGACCGCTCCATCGCCCAGAGTGCCTGGCGGGAGAGGCCCATTCGTGCGGCTACATCGACAACGGTGACATCGGCGAGCCTTCGCTCAACCCGGAGATCGCGTCCTGTGATTGGCATGGGATAAACTTAGCGAACGGCATAACGAATGTCAAGCCGTTCGCATCGTTTTGTCAGGTGTCACCGCGTTTGTGCGTGACCCGTTGACAACTGTCATGACAGACGCGCATAGTGATTACGTGTCGTACCGGCCACGAACGAAGCCTCGGGGACGATGGGCTTCGTTCCTTACACGGATGCGCGAGGACCGCGGCTGGAGCCAGCAGCGCGCCTTTGAGGAGCTGCGCTTTGGTCTCCAGTTCGGGCCAAAGAGCCGCGCGTCCTACCGCGCCCTCGATATCGGAACGCGCATACCAACGATCGCCGAACAAGAGTTCATCGTCGGCTTCTTCGGCAAGAGCCCTGACGACCTCCCAGACCTCATAGAACCGACGGAGCCGGCCGATGCGCTGGTGGCTGCACTCACAGCCCAGACGGAGGCGATCAACGCTCTCGTGGAACGACTAGATTCCTTCGTTGGTCCTCTGGGGGAGGTCGTCGCCGACATGCTCCGCGATCGGGTGAAGGCGGCCACAGCCCGGACTCGATCAGGCGCGCCAAACGGATGAGCGCCGCGACAGTCCGCCATGTCTCGATGATCGCCGGGTCGAGCTCGGACACAAACGCCCTCACGCAGCGATACTGAGCGTATCGTGATTAGGAATGGTTGACGTGAGCAATAGGGCGATATCCCTAGAAAACGGAAAAGCCGCCCGCCGAAGCGGGCAGTGGGTACGTTCGATCCAAGTCGGCCTGACCGGCGGTGTCCTCGTCTACCTCGCCGCCAAAGCGATCGGCTTCGCGCTCGACTGGCAACATACCTGGCCGCTCATCACCGACAAGCTGGGCGGCTCGGATCACGCGATCTACCTCGAGCAGGCTCGGCGCGTCCTCGCAGGGGGTCCGCTGTATCCAGCCTTCGAACTGGCGGGCACGTTCACCCCGGCGCAACTTCCCGAGGTCTACCCACCGGCCACCGTGTACGGCTTGTTCGTCCCGATGGCGTTACTCCCGGACGTGCTGTGGTGGGCGATCCCGCTCACTGCCATCTTCGGGGCCATCGCATGGCACCGCCCGAAGGGCTGGACGCTGCTGGCGGTCTTGGCCCTGCTCGCGGCTCCGGGTACGTGGATCTGCATCCTCGGCGGCAATCCTTCGATGTGGGTCGTCGCGGGGATGTGCCTCGCCACCGTCCGGCCGGGGTTCGCCGTATTCGCGCTGGTCAAGACGACGCTCTGGCCGCTGGTCCTGTTCGGCGTTCGCTCGCGGGCGTGGTGGGTCGGCATGGTGGTGTACGGCTCCATCGCTCTCCTCATGCTCCCGGCGTGGTTCGACTACGCCCACGTCCTGTCGAACTACCGCGCCGGGTTCTGGGTACCGTCCGAGCTACCGTTGCTCCTGATCCCGCTGGTGCTCAGTACGGCACGGCGGCTACGTGAACCTGATCCAGTCGAAGGCGGCCGCGATCGTGGCGCCCGACGACTGCGGATCCAAGCACAACCCGACTGACCCGATCGTCATCGAAGGATTCATGCTGGCCGTGCCCAGGGTGAACCAGATCTTGCCGTTGACGCTCCACTGGAAGGTCACGTCCGTGCTCGATGTGACAATGATGCGGAGATAGACCGGGCTACCGGGCGGCCCGGTGGGCGTGACCACGCCGTGCTGTGAGGTGTAGGACGTTGGGCTGGCCCAAATGTCGGCCGCCAAGCCCATCGAGCTGAGCCCATACTTACCGACTGTGACCACTTTGCCGGGAGTAGCTTCGGCCACAAACAACGCGGCACGAGACTGTACATCGGCGCTGTTGTTGTCGCCCGCGAGCTTTGCCGTGACCGTGAACGGCATCGACGGAATCGCCTTGTAGATGCCCGTGAGCGAGACACCACCGGGGGCTTTCGTGACGTAGTAGTGGCTCAGCCAGGTCGAGTTCATGTCGTGCGCAGTCGGCGTCCCGAGGGTCGTCCAGCCGCTCATCGGGTCCGAGGTATCGGTGGTGTCGAACTCGTCATCATCGGCGCCACCAGCCCGGATGTCCGGCGATCCGGCCAACCCCGGAATGATGACCTCGGCCGAGAGCGTGCCGTCCGTGGCGGTGGTGACGTACTTGGCCGTCGTCGGCGCGCCCCCGCCGCCACCGGTCGTCTCCGTCCAGGCCGCGGCTCCCACCGAGGCGTCGAGGCAGACGTATTCCTTGTCCGCCGTCGTGTCGATCCAGCGCGAGCCGACCGAGTAGCCGTCGCCTGAGTCGTCGGTGATCGCCGGAGCCGCAGTCGCGTTGAACTTGTGAAGGAGCAATGTCCAGTCGGGTCCGCTGTCCGAGATGATCGACTGGAACTGGGCGTCGGGATCGGGAACCGAACCAGACCCCGTTGGTCCCGTAGGACCGGTCGGACCAGTGGCACCCGTGCCTGTCGGACCGGTTGGACCCGTGGCTCCGGTAGCTCCAGCATCGCCTGTTGGGCCTGTGGGTCCTGTGTCGCCAGTTCCGGTAGCGCCCGTTGGACCAGTTGGTCCCGTGGCACCCTCGTCACCAGTGGGACCTGTGGGTCCGGTAGGTCCTGTTGGGCCGTCATCGCCAGTCGGTCCGATCTCGCCAGTGCTGCCGGTCGCTCCCGTGGGTCCAGTTGCGCCTGTAGCTCCATCCGCCCCAGCATCACCCGTTACCCCGGTTGATCCCGTGGGTCCCGTGGGTCCCGTCTCCCCAGTAGGACCGGTCGCACCGTCGCTGCCGACCTCGCCCGTTGCTCCGGTGGCCCCAGTATTCCCGGTCGCCCCAGTAGGACCGTCGGCGCCGGTCTCACCAGCTTCCCCGGTAGGCCCAGTAGTCCCAGTCGCACCCATAGCGCCCGTTGGGCCGGCGACCGTCGAGTCTGCCCCAGTCGCTCCCGTGGGTCCAGTCGTTCCGGTCGGGCCTGTCGGACCAGCTACCGTTGAGTCCGCACCCGTGGCTCCGGTTGGCCCCGTAGAGCCTGTCGGGCCAGTTGCGCCGGTCGCCCCGGTGGCACCGTTCGTTCCCGCCGTTCCGGTCGGGCCAGTCGGTCCCGTTGGACCCGTCGTGCCCACACCGGTCGGGCCAGTAGGTCCGGTGCTCCCGGTCGCACCCGCGGAGCCGGCGCCACCCGTCGGACCAGTGGAACCGGCACTGCCCGCCGTACCTGTCGCGCCTGTTGCCCCGGTCGGCCCCACAGCGCCGGCAGTCACGTCGGCCACGCCACCAGCAACGACGACCTGGCCCGTGCCAAAGCGAAGCTCACGGGCAACGCCGAGATCACCGCTCTCATCGCTTACCGCAATCTGCGCGTTCGGGATCGGTCGGACGGTGGCGGTCATGCTGCCTTCACCTCGGGTGTCAGGGCGAGATTGCGGGTGACGGCTTCCCTGACAGAGGCGGGCAGTCGCGGGTTCTGGAGCAACGATAGCGACAGGGTGCGGGACTCGTCTCGATGGCCGGTGTACCAGGCGGCGATCGAGCGTTGAAAGGCAAGACCGTAGTCCCAGACGGACCGCTGGACAAACAGCCGGTCATCACAAGCCAGGGCCGTCGTGGCGACGTACGACATCGCGTAGGCGGTCGCGTGCATGTCTCGGCGGTTCAGCTCGGACACGAGGTCGTGCAACGGCTCCAGCCTGTTCGGACGGGCCTCCCACGCCTCAATCAGCGCAGCTTGGCGAGCGGGCCACTCGGGTTCCAAGAGGGCCGCCTGATAGCGGGCGAACCACGTTTCCTCGATGAAGCCAACCATTCCGGCCCGCTGCCGGTAGAGGCGCAGCGCGTTCGCCTTGTCGCCGAGTCGCTTGTACGTCTCCGCGAGGTAGAACGTCGAACGGGCGTCCGTGGGGTCGCGCTCCAATGCGGCTTCGAGCAGTGAAGCGTGCCACTTCCACTTTGCCGGCCCGTTGTCGCGCTGACCGTGGTGCTTGATCCGCACCTTGTCCGTGGGCTGCGAGACGTACATCCGCCCCGACAGCACCGTCGCTTCGTGGACCGGGCCGACCGACTTCCACGGCAGGTCGCCGCGGAGGAGGAGCGGCAGGCGGTTCTCGAACCCTTGCCACCCGAAGTCAACCATGTACGCCTCGACCGCCGGATCCGGCTCGAAGTCGTCGTCGATCTCGACGGTGTTGTCAGCGTCGAGGCATAGAAGCCAGTCAGCCGTTCCGCGAGCCGCCACCAGGAGTTCCGAACGCGAGTGGCCGAAGTTCACGAATGGGAGGCGCCAGAGCTTGCCGGGGATACCGTTGAGCGCCGCCTCGATCCGCTCAGGCGTGTCATCGGTGCTCCCGGTGTCCACGACGGTCCACGACGAGATGTAGGCCCGTGCCGAGGCCAGGCAGCGGTCGATGACCTCTGACTCTGACTTGACCATCAGCACGAGCCCCAGATTCATTCGACGCAGCCCCAGACCGTCCCGGCGATGTCCGCGCTTGCGCTCGACGTGACGTACAGCGAAGCGTCCACCGTCCCGAGGATCCCGTTCGGCCCGAGATTGAGCGGGAGCGCCACCGAATCACCGGCTCCGATGGTGAAGATGACCGAGCCGCCCGTCCCGTCGAGGAGATTGAGGTCTGCCTCCACGGTGCTCTTGATGACCAGCCCAAGGAGTCGGAACGACTTGCCCGCCGCTGGGTTCCAGATGAGCTGCTCTGTGGTGACCGTGGTCAGGTCGAACGGGACGAACGTGTCTGCGACGTAGGGACGCAGGATCACCCCATCGGAGCCGACACCCCAAGGCGTGACCGCCTCCGCGGCGCCGGGGGTGACACCGGCTCCGAGGTTGGCCGCGCCGATACCGAACGGCAGGTAGGCGACGCTCGTGTTGTCCGGATCCGCCAGGAACGGGATGCGGCGTCCGCCGCCTTCGGTGGGAGCAACTGGATTTGCCATCTTTTCTTACTCCACTAGGTCCCGATCAGTTCAAGGCTGAGATATGCCTCCGTCACAACCTTGTCGCTCCCCGATGTCTGAAATGCTGTAAGCATGAACCAGTCACCCTCCTCGCCAGCGAATAGGTCAGAGACGCTGAGTTCGACAGCCCCACCCGGAATGAAGCTGTCCCGGACCTCGGGAATATTGGTACTCGGCCGGACCGATGCTCGGTATTGGTCGATCCGGATCTGAGCGTAGCCCGAGGCGAGGGTGGTCATCCTGAAACGACCGACTCCGATGTACTTGCCTGCACCACCAACGGGAATGGTCAGCGCATTCGAGTTCGCTGCGTCAATAAATGAGGGAGTCGAATCGCGGTCGGTATCTCCCAAGATCAAACTTGTGTCGATACTGGAGGGAATGGTCGTCCCAGCGGTATCGGAAATGCGCGCGCCGACGCTCGAGCCGGACCCGCCGCTCCTGATCTTTACCTTCTGTCCGAGAGGGCTCATAGCGCGACCTTCGCGAACGGCGCCGCGGCATCCGCGGCCGTCGCTCCCGCACCGGCATTGAGAGTGCAGGTGATCTGTCCTGCCGCATCCGTCACAGAGACGAGGGCCGACAGGTAGAACGCCGACCCGGTGTCCTCGGGGTTGGTCAGGTTGACCCCGTTGACCATGAGAAACCACTGCGCGGGAACGCCCTTGACCGGCATCGCTTTCCCGGCATCATTGGCGAGTTGCCCCGTTATGGGTGCCGTCTCGCCCGGAGCGAGCAGCAGGTCGCCGACGTACATGACGAACTGAGTCGCCGGCGCGATCTCCTTGCGCTGCTCGGCGAGCCGCTGCTTGCGGAGCGCGTAGCCGAGTTGGGCCGACAGCGTGTCGCCGCAGGTGAGGGTGTACTGGAAGGCGTCGGAAAGCGGTGACTTGGCGGTCATCTCGACCGACCGGATGAGCAGCCACGCTTCGTCGAGGCCGAAGTCGGCATCCGTGACCTTGACCGCCTGGCCCTTGTGCCAGCCGTCGTAGGCTGTGACGACGATAGTGTAGGTGGACTTGGCGAAGATCTTGTCCTGGAGGCTCGCGAGACCAAAGGAATCCCGCTGCTCTTTCGTGGTAGCCGCGGGCGCGTCGAGGTACTCCTCACCGTACCGACCACCCGAAAACCCGTTGGCGCCGGCCGAGGCCCAGCCCGTCCCGCCTTCGATGACAAGCCCGATCTGGTAGGGGACCGGCCAGCCCGGCGGGGCTTCGAGTACTTCCTCTGTGTACCCGGTCGCACCCCGGACGTAAAAGCCGTCCGTCCGTCCACCGTGATCGACCGACCGCCGGATTAGGTTCGGCATGATCCGCGTCGTGCCGTTCGGGGTGTCGTTGTCTATCTCGTACGGAGCAACGACCGTCGGCTGGTCGGCCATCGGGAAACCCGCCAACAGGTCGTCCTCCGTCTCACCGGGGTCAGGAAGCACGAGCACCCCGAAGTGGAGCGCGAGGTTCGGCGCGTCGGCCAACTGTGCGTCCGGGGAATCGTTCGCCAGCCACCACAATGCAGAAGCCGAGCCATAGGCAGCGAGGTCCGAGGTTGCTCCGTCGAGGTCGGTCCCTGACCAGGTGATGTCCTCGACCGATACTCCGACCGGCAGGATGTCCGAGACGTAGGTCGTGAGGTCGATGCCGGGCCAGATCCAGTAGTTCGTCCACAGGGACGTAACGGAGCCTGCCGTCGGCTGCCCGATCGCGGCTGGGTCGATCGCCACGGCGGTCGGCAGTCGATCGACTTCATCTTCGCCCTGGATCAAGAAGTTGGACCCATTGGGAACCCCAACCAACCGTCTTGCGGCGAGGAACTCCCAGCCGGTCCCTTTGAGCGACCGCTTGAGCACGCCCTTGGCGGGTTTCTCCTCCTCCGAGAGACGCACCGGCCCGGAGAACAGCACATCGCTGCCGAGCCTAACGACCGCCCCTAGCTGCCCCTGCGGATTCGCGAAGGCATCGATGACCGGCTGGGTGAAATCGGGGCTCGTGAGGATACCGATCACGTCGACCGACAGTTCGTCGGGCTGGCCGATTGATTCGGTGACGCGCAGCGATTCCCACAACAGGGCGGCGGTCACGTCTTCGGTGACGAGTTCGACGGTCAGGGCCATCAGAATCGCCGCCGGTCGGCCTGATGTCGCTCAACGAGCCGGATCAACGGCTGACCGTCGAGGTTGACCGTGGTGTAGACGACGGTATCGCCCGCCGGGACCATCTCGGGCATCCGCATCGTTGAGAAGACATCCGCCATCCGATTGAACTTCTCGGAGAGCTTGTTGTCGAGGACGTACTCCCGGCCACGCTCGCCGCCGAGGAACAACTCCGGTCCCCGCAAGCCAATCCAGCCACCTTCCCCCTTACCGTAACCGGCCTTTATCAGGGCGCCTACAGCCTCCTCGTTTGTCATCCCCGGCTTGAGCAGGCTGGCGTAGACGCCGAGCATGGACAGGTCGACTGTGCCCTTTGGGTTCTGATCCCGGAGCCTGTCGATGACGGCTTGGCTCTGCGTCCCGACTCGTGGCGGGGTGTCCCCGGCGAAGGTGAACGGCGCCGCAACGACCCCGCCGGCCCCGGCCCCGAGCTTGGTGAGAGCGATGAGGTCCGCGATCAGGGCGGCAAAGCCGTTGAGATGGTCGAGGCTGGCCCCGATCTCACCCAAGCCCGTGATGATGCCGTCGATCAGATCCTTCAGTCCCTCGAATGCCGCCTTGATCTTTTCGCCCATCTCGACCCCGGCATCGCGCGCTTCCCGCATTGCCGCGGTCAGACCGCCTTCGCCCGTGATGGCGAACGTGACGTCGTACAGGTCGTCCTTCTGCTTGCCGGTCAGCTTCGACCACTCCACGTTCTGAGCTTCCAGATCCTTGATCTGCTTCTCCAGCTCGCGCCTGCGGATAGCTGTCGTGTCCACAACCGCCGCCTTGACGGCCGCCTTCTCCTCTTCCAGGAGTGCTTTCTGGCGCTGGAGCGAATCCTCCTTGGCCTGGTTGCGGATCTGCTCCTGAGCCCTGACCTCGGCCGTGGCGATAGCCTCGATGCGGGCGCGGGTGTCAGTGGCTCCCTCCGTATCGCCTGCGGCCTCCTGAGCCGCGAGACGTTCCTCCAGGACAGACCTTCGGCGACGCAACGTGTTGAGTGCGGCTCGCTTGTTCTCAGCCTTCTCCAACAGCTCGCCGATCGATTCGATGTACGCCTGCGTCGCTTCGAGCGATGCCCGCTGCTGGTCAGTCTCGATCTTGCGTGCGTTCTCGGCCTGCTGCTGCTGGATATCGGTAACCTGTTGCATCGCGTCCGCGACGGCCTCGGCATCGACGACCCGCTGACCACCTTGGGGCTCGCCCCTCTGCGCCTCGGCCAACGCGAGCTGTGCCTCATTGAGCCGTTCATTCAAGTCGCGCTGGCGTTCGAGGTTCTCCCGTTCGCGTTCCGCCAGATCCAGAGCATCGAGGCGGAGCTGGTAGACCCGCGACAGCCCGGAGATGGCCCGCCTGAACAGGGTGTCCTGGGCCTTCTCCTGCCGCTGGAGGACGGTGATCTCCCGCTGTACGGCATCGATCTGCCGGTCGATGGCCTTACGCTGGGCGTCGGTCGAGTTGGTCGCGGCCTTCTGCTTGTCATTCAGGTCGGCAAGCTCGACGTTGAGCTGGAGGAGCTGCGCCGAGTACGGCGAGACGACCCGATTACCCCGCGCGATCCCGCCGGAGAAGCTGTCCAGCCCCGTAGACACGCCGGTCAGGCTCGACACCATGCCGAGGATGAACGACACGACGCTCGAGATGGCGGTGGCGATCTCGGTTGCGTGCGCGGTGATCGTGTCCGACAGGTTCGAGAAGAACGCGGTGATCTGCGGCCCGATGACCGTGAACAGCGTCTGCCCAAGTCCAGTCAGGGCGTTCTGGAAGCGGTTGCCCTCGCGTTGCGCCGTCTCGGCCATGTTGCGCTGGGATTCGCTGATGATGAGCCCTTGCGCTTCGAGATCAGCGGTGACCTGTCGTGCCTGCTCGTCGGTCAGCTTGAGGTAGTCGACCAGCACCTGGAGCCCGCCGCGCCCGAACTCGCGTGCGATCAGGGCGGCCTTGGCCGTGCCGTCGCCGTACCGGCTGAACGCCTGTCGGGCGTTTTCGAGGATCTGCACCTGGTTGAGCAGTGCGCCCGAGTTCTCGCGGGTCGCGACGCCGGCGGCGTTGAGCCGGTCTTCGTTCTCGTCAAGGTTGCGCGACATCTGCCCCAGGAGGTTGACGATGGACCCGATCGGTGCCCCTAGGTAGACAAGGGTCCCGGCAAGTCGTGACGATGCCTCCGCGGATGCCCCGGTGGCGTCGCCGATCTGATCGACGACGATGCCGTACTCGCGGCCGCGCGTGATGAGGTCGGGGATCAGGTGAATGAGATCGCTGATCGCCCGTGTCGCCGCCTGGAAGGCCGCAAATCCGATGCCGATGAACACTCCCTGGAGGACGGACTTGGCCGCCGAAGCGATGCCACCGAACGTCTGCTTGAGGAACGAGGCTCCCCGTTGACCGGCGATCTGGATGCCCGACGTAATCGCCGTCCGAAGATCGCGTCCAGCGTCAAGGGCGACACCCGCGAACACCTCCCGGAGCGGAGTCCGTTGGTTTCGGGCCTGGTCGATCAGCCCGCGAAAGTTGAGCAGGTTCTCAGCGGACGCGGACTTACGGAACGCCTCTTTGAACGACTGACCGATGCTCTTGGCGCCAGCATCGCCCTCGGTCTTGGCGGTCTTGAGCCCCTGCCGGTAGGCGGCGAGGTCCATCTCCATGAGCGTCGCCAGCCGGGCAACGGTCACGGCTCCGGCAGCCATCAGCGGACCTCGAACCTGCGGACGACCGCGCCACGCATCGACGGCGCGATCAGGGATCGGGCGGCGAGGATGCCGATGCCGAAGTGCGGCCGGCGACGAGCGCCCGGATGCTTGACCCGCTGCCGGTTGCCTCGTGCCGTCACGACGGCATCGCGCCTAGACACGTCATGGGGCCGGACACCGCGCTCCAGCCACACGCCTCGGGCATCCCCAGTGTAGACGATCGTCCAGATCTCGGCCTTGGAGCGCACGGCGCGGCCCCTGACCGGGCGCCCGCCGACGATCCGACCCCGGTGGAAGGTCGTCGCCCGGATGGTCCGGTGGTACGGCACGGGCCACTTCTTTCGGTCCCGTCGCCCGTCGCCGCGCGGAGCGAGGGCAGCAATCGCGGATACGGCCTCATTCGCCGCCCAGTCGTGGATGCCTTCGGCCAGGGCAGCCTCGAACCGGAGAAGGGCGGCTTCGTCGTACTGGAAGCCGGCCACTAGTTCGACCTCACTCGAACCGCGCCGGGGAACATCGATGCAATCCGGCCCACGGTGCCCTTGTAGGCCGCCACAGCGCCCGCGTCGGGGCCGGACGAGCCATGTGACGACTGCCACGCGGTCAACGCCTCCTGTGAGAAGCTGATCCCGATGGCCGTGGCAATGTTCGCCACCAGCGCCTCGGACTCCAGCTTGCGTTGATCCACGACGGCATTCATCAGGACTTCAAACTGACCGTTGGTCCAGGCTTCCTCGACCTCTTGGGGCGTTCGGAACCCGAAGGTACTGAGGCAGAGGGCGAAGGCTCGGGCGGTGTTGAGGCCATCACCTTGAGGAAGTCGCGCATGACCCACTCGATCAGGTTCCCGATGATCGCCGCCGCCTTGTCCGCCGGCAGGAGCCTCCGGCTCACCGCGAAAGGGGGGTGCGCCACCTCCAGGAGCGTTGTGAAGGCGGTCGTGATCTGCTGGGTGTAGGCGTTGGACTCGAACCATTCCCTTGGGGGAAGCTGACGCGACAGGCCCTCGTCGTTGTCTTCGTAGGCCACGATCATGTCGAGCATGTCGTCGGTCGAATCGCCGAGCGCCGCGATGATGGCCGGGATCGGGTTGGGGTCGTCGAGCAGCGATGCCTTGCCGAACACGCGCTGAAAGACGACGCTCAGCCATTCCTTGTCGCGGTTCATGGTCCGCGGACGGACGCGGTAGGTCTCGGTCCCGAACATCAGCGGGATACCGTGCCGCATGAGCATATCGGTGGGCGTCTGTCCGTTGCGCATCTCGATTGTCATTCACTTGCTCCTGACAGAGAGGGTGCCGGGGCGGCTCTGTCCACCGCCCCGGCCCAGGATTAGCTGCCCAGATCGAGTTCGATGGCGAACGGCGCCGTTGTCGGCGTCGCCGTGTCCACGTAGCCGATGAAGGTCAGCTTCATACCCGAGATCTCCGACTTGGAGAACGGGATCGACAGGGCGCCCTCGGGAAGAGCGTTGAACAGGGTGAAGATCAGTGACCGCCCATCGAGACCCTCGCCCGTGAGGACGAGATCCTTGAACGCGGTCGATGCGACGCGACCGGGAGTCCAAGTGATGACATCGCCGGCGACTTCGGCACCGGGGAGACCCCAGGCCAGCTTCTCGGCGGTGATCTCGTTGACGGTCAGCTCGCACTTGGCTTCCACCGCCGTGATGAACACTGCACCCGTGACCGGCCCGATCGCATTCTGGAACTCGGGCGCGTATTTGGTGGGCGTGATCGTGACGACCGGCGGATCAACGGTCGCGCCGACGTCGGTCCCGCCGTAGGTGAGGGAAGCAACCGTTCCGAAGAACAACTGCTCGGGGTTGATTGAGGTGACCACTAGGCGTACTCCCTGCGAGTAAGGGGACCCGCTAACCGGCCTTCACTCGCACTCGGGCCGAACGGGGTTGCGGACAACGGTTACATGAGCTAACTGGCTTCCGATAGCAGGACGGACGGCATGTAAAGGCCCGCGATCGTCGATCGACCCGGCCAATCCGTGTCGGCGTCCTGGCGGGGTTGCGGCCCCGTCTCGTCGAGCACGCAGCCCAGCGCAACGCCAGAGCGGATGACGTTGGTCAGGCCGGTGAGAATACGCATGAGGATTCTGAGGAGCCGCGATGCCTCGCCCTCGGTCGCGGCGAGCACGGTGATCTCGACCCGGAAGGGGAGGTAGACGCGGTACGTGACGGCTTCGAGCGAGCCGGCTTCCTCGAGCAGGATCACGGCCTCCGTCATGGGGTCGTCCGACGAGGCTAGTCGGCCACGACGCACGCTCAGACCCGCAATGCCGGTGCCCGTCCCGAACTCGACGATCAGATCCTTGAGGAAGTCGAGCACGTCGGGCGCCTCATTCTCGAAGGTCGTCACGATGCCTCCTCTGCCGGGACCGGCTCGACCAGCTTGGCGGCGAGCTCGATGTGGTGCCCCTGCCCAGCGGCATCGCGGACGTGCAGGATGCGATAGACCCGCTGGGTGTCCTCCCGGCGGATCTTGTGCTGTTCCGTGACGGAGGTCCCGGCCGGTAGGAAGATGACCGCATTCGCCACGAGCGTCCCGCCGAGATCAGGCCCCTCGATCGCCTCGCCTGACCGGTCCTGAACGAGCCCGCGAACGCTTGAACCCTCGGCCCACGTCGGGATCGAGTCCCAATCGTCGTTGTCAGGATCCGGCGGCGTGAGCAGGGTCAGATCGTGGCGGAGGAGGCCGGAGTAGCTCATGCCGTCACCGGGGCATAGCCGCGCAGCTTCGCGCGGACTGGCGTCATCAAGCGAACCCGGCCCGTGTTATCGACGACCTGGATCAGCCGGTTAGTCGGGGACGGAGGCATGAGTCGGGCACCCACGGTCGACGGTTGCGAGCGATACGTCTCATCGAGTTGCCGGGCCCCCACCGGGTAGTCGTGGAACGCCCGGCCATGCGCTTCGCCGCGGGCGGCGTATTCCTCGCGCAGCGCCTTGCTGGTGATGAGCCGTTCGAGCTGGACCTCCACCGTCGAGCCATGCGTGGACAGGAACGGCAGTTCACCCCACGCATTCAGCATCCGGGCGTGGACCTTCGGATCGGGCGCCTCGGAGATCACCGGCATCCCCATCGCCCACGCCTCGACGGCGTTGTTGCCGTAGCCCCACGCGCCGGGGCCGATCTGATCGATGAAGATGTCGGCACGGGCCTTCTGACGGAGGCATTCGGCCCACGACACGCCCGAAATGACCTCGAAATCGAAGTCGTACCGCTCAGCCAATCGAGCGACGGCCTCCCTGACTATCGCGGTGCCCTTGGACGGCCGGGTCGGGCACTGGACGATACGGAGCGTGCTGTGGCGGCGGTAGACCTTGCGTCGGATCGCTGAGAGGGCATCCATATCGTGTGGCTGCGGCAGCCACGTACAGCCTGGCTCCATCTCCTGCATCTCCAGCCCCGACACGAACTGGCGGATGCCCAGCCCGTCGACTTCGGGGTAGAACCAGCGATGGTTCTCGATGAAGAACGTGCCGTGGTGGTGGAGGATCGTCGGACGAGCTCGATCGCCTGAACACTGCTTCCACGCGATCAGGCGGTGGCGGAGATGGAGCACATCCGCCCAATCGAACAACTCTTGCGCATGGCGAGAATCTCGGATCAGAACATCGGTCGGATAGCCGATGTACGTCTCCTTGACGATCGCCGAGCGGACCTCGATGCCCTCGACGTGACGCTCGAGGAGTTCCTTGATCCGGGAACCCTGGCCTCCGGTGTCCTGGCCGGTCGAGTGGATGAGGACTCTCATATCGTCACCCGGTAGAGCCGCTGGGCGCCGAGTTCGACCACATCGGCATCCCCGTACAGCGCCGCGTAGTCATGGCAGAAGTCGGTCCCGCCAAGTTCCCTCGTATCACCGTAGGGCACGGCCCAATCGACCGAGACGAGGTTTGTTCGAGCGAGCCGGCGCAGCTTGCCGACGACCTTCTCGATCTGGTCGGGCGGGACGTGCATCAGCACCTCCACCGCGAGAACCAGATCCCACTTGCGTCGGGATGTGAAGCCCTGGATGGTCGACTCGACCGTCTGGACGCGCGGGACCGCAGATTGGAGCGAAGCCAGTTGTTCTGTCGACAGATCGAGAGCAGTGATCGGGACATCGGGCCAACGTTCCGCTACCAGCCGGGTGACCCGACCGAAGCCGCAGCCGACTTCGAGGATCGACCGGAAGGACAGTCCGTCGAGTACGTCGAGGATGGCCGCCTCTTGGGCGTCGAAGGCGGGCTTGCGCCGGAACTCGCGCTCGTACCGCGCACCGCGCTCCTGCCAGTGGGCGACCGGATCGTAGGTCACGCCGCGACCACCTCGAAGCCACGGATCTTGGCTCGAACCGGGGTCATCAACCGGATGCGGCCAAGGTGATCGCGAACCTGGACTAGTCGGTTCTTCGGAGATGGAGTCGGAATGGCAGCGAGCGGAACCGGCAACCGTTCGGCGACCGCCCGCTCATAGAGCGCCTCCATCCGCGGAACGGATACCCGGTCATCATGCCAACGTCTGGCGTAGGCAAGTCCCTTGCGGCCCCACTTGACCCGAAGTTCCTTGTCCGCGACCAGTTCCTCCAACCGGTCGTATAGGTTCGCCTCAGTCGCTTCATAGAACGGCAGCGAACCTAGGATGTCGACCATCCGCTCGCGCGTCTCAGGGTTGGTCGTTCCAGCAATGACCGGGATGCCCATGCTCCACGCCTCGACCGCATTGCAGCCGTAACCGAGGGTGAGCTGGTCGACCACGATATCAGCGCGGGCCTTCCGTCTCAGGCACTCGGCCCACGGGACGTTCTCGATCAGGTCGAACTCGATCGGATACCGCTCGGCCAAACGCCTGACCGCAACCTCGACAGCCGGCGTGGACTTGATCCGACGGTCGCTGGGCGCGTGGGCGATGCGAACGACCTTGCTTGACCGCCTGGTGGCTCTGCGGATCTCCAGCATGGCATTCACGTCGAACGGCGCCGGAAGCCACGTTACGTCCGGGCTGTAGTTCAGGAGATCGATCGTTGACCCAACGCTCACCGCACCGATCGACTTCGCCAACCGCATGGCATCTTCGGGCGCCGCCCGGAACGCCGTACCGTGATGGTTGAGGACAATTGGGCGCCGTGCCTTGGCATCGAACGGGGCAAACCACAGCAGGTTCCGGTGGACGTGGACGACATCGGCCTCGACCCACAGCCGCTCCATGACCGCTCGAGTCTCCCGGCTGGTCGGACCGGGCTTGATGTGCTGTGGATAGCCGAAGCGGTGGGGCGTCGTGGCGAGCGAAGACATCTTCCACGTCTTCGAGTGACGGCTGAATGCCCGCTGCATCCCGACCATCTGGCCTCCAGTGTCGAGCCCGGCCGCGATGTTGAACACCTTCACGAGGTCACCACGACGATCTCGCTCGTGATCGGAGTAGCCGTGGTCGGGATCCTGACGCTGGTGGGCGTCTGCGGCTCCAGGAGGCCGCGCACGACGCTCATCCGCGACTTGGGCTTGTCGCCCTTGTCGTAGCTGTACTCGCCGATCCGTTCGGACTTGTAGCCGCTCTCTGACAGGCGGATCTCGACAAGTTCGATTACCCCGGACCGAACCTCCTCGGCATCATTTGGGGTGTAGGTCACCTCGACTGGACCCGTCCATGTCCCGGAGGTCCGGGCCACAGCGAAACCCCTACGGCGCATCTCGATCGTCGTCACGGCCACGTCGTTGTCTTCGACCGTGACGCTATCAGTCGGTCGCCGGAGACGCATGATCTGGTCAGAGGTGACATCGAGGAAGGTTTGGGTCCGCTCGCCGATCAACTGTCCGATCCGGCGGACGAGCCATGCCTCCTCGCGGCCGATCACGTCGCCCAACTGGTCATCGGTCAGGTCCGTCGAGACAAGTGCTCGAACGTCATCGGTCGCCACTACATGTGGGGTTACCGATCCGACCTCGACGATCTCGACCGAATCCGACCCGCCGTAGGCGAGTCCATCGATATCACCTGTACCCGCCCAGTCGGCATCGTATCTGCCGAGGTCAGAGCCGGACGGGACGGCCCAAGCGTAGGTGTAGGTGCCGAGCGAAACCCGGACGATGGCCGGGGCGGACACCGGGAACCCGGTCAGCACATCCCCATCGGGGTCAGCGACGGTCAGGGTCAGGTCCGCGCAGTCGACCAGCTCGTCCGCGGCGTTGCGGAAGTAGGCCGACCAAGTGTACGTCGTGCCGCGAGCGGCCTGGGTCACGCCTCGGCCTCCGCGATAGCCGCTGCCAGTGCTTCATTGGTGCCCTTGGCCGGGATGCCAAGTTCCTTCGCCCTAGCGATCAGGGCCGCACGCGTCGCACCGCCGGGCGCCTTGGACACGACGATGGGTCCGGGATCGGCGATCCGGGCCATCGTGTAGAAGCGACGGAGGAATGTGTCGCGGCGGGCGTCACCGACCACGGCGATCGAGAACCGACCGCTCGGGTGCATCAGTCGATACGTCTGCCCTGCCACGCGCTCCTCCTCCTTGATGAAGATTCGAGGAGGGCGCCGGGTTGCCCGCGGCGCCTCCTCCTTGACCGAGATCGCTCGGTCGTTCAACTAGCTGCCGACCGGCCGCAGAACCGCGAACGGATAAGCGCCCGATCCACCCTCGATGGTGGTCGGGTCGGCGACCTGGAAGCCCGCCCGGAACTTCGCCCGGAGGGCGATCATGTCCTGCTCGGCGAGCGAGAACACGATATTGCCGGCGCCATCGGTCAGGGTGGCCTGATCGAGGATCTTGAAGGTGATGTCCTGGCGGATGCCGAGGATCGCCTTGCTCCGGTCGCCCACGATGGCGTCGGCGTCCGTCGCATCCCACGCCCCGTTCGTGACCCAATCGAGGTCGATGCCGTAGATGGCATCGGTCCCGCCGTCGCGTCGGAGGTTCGAGGAGTAGATCGGCTGGCCGTTGTCATCGCGGAGGCCGCGGAGCGAGGAACGCAGGTAGCGAGCGGCGTAGACGATGTTCGGATCGAAGCCGTCGGCCTCGACGAGGGCGATCGTCTGGTTCAGGTCTTCCGCGAGGTCCACCGTGGACGTGCCGCGGGTGTACGTGTTGCCAGCCGCGATGGCGCCCTCGACGAGCGAATCCGCCCAGCTTGCCGGGGAGTTGGTACCGAAGAACACCGCGGCGTCGATGACGGCACCGACCGCTTCGGCGATGCGCGGTCGGACCTCTGCCCACACGTTGAAGGCGGTGTCGTCGAACACGTTCTCCGGGATCGGGACGATGACCGCGATCTCCTCGGCCTCGAGCGTCTTGGACGCCCAAACCTGCTGAGCGGTGGCCTTCGTCCCGGTGTCACCGTTGACGAAGCCCGCGGTCGGCAGGGCGTCGATGACGGGCATCCGGGCCTGCTTCGCGCTCATCCGCACGGTGCGGAATGTCCGCATGGCCGCCGACTGTTCGGCGACCTGTTGGAAGATCTCGGCCATGTTCTGCTGGTTGATGAGGGCCAGCGCCTCGGATCGGCTGATATCAGCCATATAGGTCTCCCTGCGAGTAGGGGAGATCCGGGTCCGGCCACCACTCGCATCTCAGGCCGGTCGGGTTCTATTCGGTTCTATCCGCCTCGCACGGCGGCTCGGAGCAGGCCATCCATGTCGGGCGTCCCGCTGGGGGTCGTCCCGCGGTTTCCACCGCCGAAGTCGCCCGGCGTCTTCGCCAGGTACGGCTCCTTGTCGAGCAATGCCCGCAGGAGCGGTTCCACGTTCTTGGGCTGACCATCCTCTCCAAAGTCGAGTTCGGATTGGTCGAGCAACCGGTAAGCGAGTTCCGGGTTACGGAATCCGAGCCGGGCTGCTGTCTCGACGGTCCGGCTGCTCACAGTCCGCTCCTGGAGTAGCCGGTCGCGGTCGGCGAGCTCGCGCTCAAGGTCGGCCGCACGTTTCGTCAGTCGCTCGGTTTCGGAGAGCTTCGCCTCAGTGGCCTTTGACTGGGCTTCCTCGAGTTCCTTGAGCCGCTTGCGGAGACTGTTCGCCTCCGACCGCAGCTTGCGGGCCTCCTCAAAGGAGATCGTCTCCGGCTGTGGTTGCTCTACCGTCCCGCCGTCCGCCTGGGTCGGAGGGTCGCCCGCCGGGGGCTGCGTGTCCGATGCCGCCTGGGCTCCGGCCGCGCCTGTGATCTGGTCAGCCATGATAGTCCTTCACCACCTCTTGTCTAGGGCCGCTGGTCACATGCCCGCCATTCGGCGGACCGAATCGGGTGCCATCTCGTCCATCTCGTGGTAGAGACCCATGAGTTTCTTCGCGGCGGATCGCTTCTCGGCCGGGTGCGCCTTGACCCCACCACGAGCCCCGGACAATGCCGCCGCAGCGGCGTGGACGCCGTTGCGGTTCAAGGCACCGCCCGGCTCCTTGACGGGGAGCTTGCAAAGCCCTTTCGACCAGTCGACAGGGTTCGGCGCGTCGTTGCCGTTGATGAGGCAGGCTTGGCAGAAGGCTTCCGTGGAAGCGTAGTCGGCCTCGCTGATATCACCCCACGGCTTGTCACTGACCATTGGTCGCACCTCCCGCAAGGACCGGCAGCCGCATCGTCCCGTTGGTCGATGCCTCGACTGCCGGCGGCTCCATTGCCATGCGCTGGATCTGCTCGGGGGAATAGCCCAGCGCCTCAAGGGCCACCTCCTTGGAGATGAGGCCGGCCGAGAACTGCTTGATAACCGCATCGGTCCTGACGGCCTCATTACGCGTTTCCGGGTCGCGCCAGATCGTCTCGGCGGTGCGAATATCGGCCCGCGCATCGTTCATGGCACGGAGAGCGAGGCGCATCGTCTCCTCCCAGCCCTCGCCGAGATGGATGCGAGCGGTGCGGACCTTGGCAACGAGGCCGGCCTCCGACGACTTGAGCGATTCGCCCGACGGTGGAACCGACTGCGGCTGGCCCAAGAGGTAGTGATACGGCATCCGCGAGATCGAGGACATCTGACCGATCTCTCCCTCGATCATGTCCTGGTACGGCTGGAGTGAGGCTGCCGCGAACTGACCAAACTCCACCTTCGGAGGGTTCGGGTCGTTCGGATCACCCGGCGGGACGACCCACAGGCGGTCGATGGCGGCCTTGAACGGCTGCTTCTGCTCGCCCGTGTCGTCGTCCGTCTCCGTTTCGACCCCGATGGCCCACCGCTGCGGGTAGGCGACGAACTCCGATGCCACGAGCGCATCGGCACGGTACTTGTTGATCGCGTCCTGGTTCGACATGACCGGCGCGATCTCCGACTGCCCATCTGGAGCCTTGATTCGGGGTCGATTGGGGAGCGGGACGAGCGGGACCTCATTGAGTGGGTTCGGGAGCGGCCACTCCTCATCCGCCGGCTGCCATTTGCCGAAGTTCTGGGCCGTGATCCACGCGAGATCGGGGGTGTAGGTCGAGTTCGTGTCGACCGGCCTCGCGGTGCGGTACTTGTACACGGCATCGGGGAGGTACACGTAGGCGACGAGCCGGCCGTCCTCATCGATCCACCGCTTGAGGCCGGCCAATCGCTTCCGGCGGTCCTTCGGGGCGAGTTCCACGATGCAGTCGAGCGGATCCTCGACGGTGATCGTCGGGAAGTCCTGTCCATTGGGCTCCACGAGGGCATACGCGATGCCCTTGACCAACGCCTCGGTGTGAGCAAGCTGCGAACCGCCGTCAAGGTCGTTGGCCTGCCAGATTTCCCACAGATCCTTGTCCCCGTCCTGGTCCCGGAACCGGAACCCCTGCACCTCCATGCGCTCGCGGGTGCCATCGACGATCAGGGCGCAGAAGTTGGACGAGAAGTGCGGGAACCGGTCCCGGAAGTTCTCCTTCCACGCCTCCGACGCGAAACGCATCGGCTGGTCGCCCTCGTAATAGGCGGACCAGCGCCGGAGCGTGATGGCGCGAGCTTCGAGACGGGCCAGAAGCCGGGACAGCCACCACTCAGGCGTCTGAATGGCGGGCGTGCGGAGGTCGATCATCGGAACCCCACGATGCGGCGCGGCTTGCGCTCCTGGCCGAGCCTCGTGTGGTGCCACGCGGCCCGGTCACGGGCGATGAGGGCCGCGATCAGGCGGTCAATCTTCCGCCCGGACGACTTGTATTCCTTCGTCGGCCGAGCGCCGCGCTGGTCGACCTTGAGAACGGCATTCGCAACGTGGCGGGCGAGCCCCGGCGAGCCGTCGTGTGAGATCAGCTTGTCCATGACGGCGCCGTAGAACTCTTTCCAGGCCGGGATCATGCGATCGAGGGAGTTGGTCGGCCATTCGGTGATCCGGTATCGCTCCCGCTCCCACTTCTGCATCTGCGCCCGCCACTCGTGGGGGTCGCAGGCCATCTCGACGACGTTGTACCGCTTGTGGGCGGCTTCTACCGCAGTGTCCACGTCCTCAGCCTCGACCCGCCAGTGGGGATCGTTCGGCTCGCGCTCCCAGGCATTGACCTCGAACAGGTGCAGATCAGTCGCCGCGCAGCCCACAAGGGCCGTAGAGTCGCCGTTCCACGAACCGTCGAGGCCCAGTACGACCGGTTCGGTAGGCGAGATGACCCGCGACACGTCGGGATGCAGCACGTCCCAGCCGATCGCATCCCAAGAGCCTGTCGGGAAGACCGACGCGAGGCTCGTCACCCACTGGTTGAGGTGCTTCGTGCGAAACTCGGGTTCGGGAGTCGGCCCAACGCTCGACGCGAGCTGCTCGGGGTCGAGAATGTCACCGTAACCGGGGTTGGCGATGCCCCATGTCCGTGGATCGCGGTAATCCAGGTCTTCGGGAGCTGCCCACCACTCGAAGTAGAACGTCGGATCGACGATCTCGCCCGCCGCGACCCGCCGACCGTAGTCCCACATCCGGTAGCAAAGGGTTTCACGGCCCCGCGTGTCGAATCTCGCCCCGGCCGTGGTGATCCCGACCATTAGCGGATCGATCCGGGCACCCATCGCCAGTGCGAAGACGTTCCACAGGTCCTCGTCGATGACGTGAACCTCGTCGACGACGGTCAGGGTCGGCGACAGGCCCTCCTTGAGAGGTGCCTCGGCCGACAGGGCGCGGTAGACGGAGCCGGTTTCGACCACCTCGATAGCGTCGCGATAGAGCTTGCACTCGCCCGACAGTTCGGGGTCGAGCTCGACCATCCGCTTGGCCGTCCCGAACACCAACCGCGCCTGGTCCCGATCGCCAGCCACGGAGTAGACCTCGGCACCCTCGTCCTCCATCGTCAGGCCGTACAGGGCCACCCCGGCGATGACGGCAGTCTTCCCGTTCTTGCGCGGGATGCCGATGAGCGCGGTACGGTGCCTACGCTTCCCGTCAGGCCGGCGGGCGAACAGCCGATCAAGCATCGAGTCCTGCCAGGGGCGGAGGCTGAGGATCTCCCCGGCAGGGCCGCCGAATGAATCCTTCGTGATCCGGCAATGGTCAGCGATGAACTCGCGGATAAACGGGCCATCCCCAGCTCGGATCTCGGATACAGGCACGGTGGTCATCCAGCGCGGTTCCGAGCCGCGTCGCGACGGGCGCGGAGTCCTTCGAGACGGCTTCGGGCCTTCACTTCCGCTACTCCGAGTCGGGACCGGTCGGAAGGCGTCAGGCCGAGTAGCGATAGCCACGTCGTCAGGCCCTTCTCAACCCGCTCGAGACGGAGGAAGACGGCCGGGGTGTAGCGACCATTGATCCATTCGTCGCCGAGGTTGTCGATCGCCTCGCGGAGCCGGAGACGCTCGTCCCAGCCATCCCGGAGAAGCTGGAGAAGCGCCAGGCGGTCAGGGTCGGCAATCCAAGTCGAGGCCGGGCCGTCGAGGATCTGCTCGATGAGTGCCTCGCCGGAGTCAGGGAGACGGCCGGCCGGCAGCCGTGAAACCGGCGCGAGCGCGATGATTGGCGCGGGGAGCGCGTGCTTGCCAGGATTACCCCGCCGGCGCTTGTCCTCAACGGGCGCGGGAGCCGGACCGCGGCGACCAGGACCTGCCACGTCATCGGGTCCCCCGAATATTGGCGGCTGAGGCGTCGAAACCATCGGAGCCGCACGTGGGGGTGGCCGTGGGGTGCTGGGGGATGATCGGGGATTTACATCC